AACGACCCGTCGTCGGCGCCGCACATCTTCGCCTTCGTCCGGAAACTGCCTCGCACTGAGGAAGAGCTTGACGAGCTACGCGAGCGGCAAGCTGGGCATCCCGACCTGCCGGTCTCCACCGATGTGTGGGATGAGCGGAACTGGAAATGGCCCAACCCTGCGCTCGACGACTTTCTGGATCGGGAAACGCTGCAGCGGGCCGCCTCGGAGGCGAAGCAGGATCCGGGGAAAGAGAACGGCTTCCGCCAGTTCCGCATGGATCAGCGGGTGTCGCAAACGACCCGGTGGATGCCGATGCATCTGTGGGACGCGGCGATCGGGGAGCCGTGGCCAACACCCGACTGGGGCCGCGACAAACTGAAGGGCCGCACGGCCTGGTTCGGGTTGGACTTGGCGGCGAAGTTCGACCTGTGCGCCTGGGCTGTGCTCGTGCCGGAGGACCCCACGTCGGAAACATCAGTTATGCACGCTCTGTGGCGGTTTTGGCTGCCGGAGGACACGCTGCCGGAGCTGAACAAGCATCTCGGCGACAACCGCTGGACACGCTGGAGCCAGGAGGGCTGGCTGACCGTCACCGAAGGCAACGTCGTCGACTACCAGAGGATTTACGACGACATCGGGGTGGATGCGGAGTTCTTCAACCTGAAAGCTGGCGACGCCGATCAATGGTCCGCCGCGCCGGTCATTCAAGAGGTGGAGAAAAAAACCGGTGTGCCGGAGATCCTCGCCTACGCCAACACCTACGCCCGCATGACTCCGGGGATGAATGAGGTGATGGCGTTCGTGAAACGCCCCGGGCAGCTGCAGCATCACGGAAACCCGATCGCCCGCTTCTGCTTCGACTCCGTTGAGGTGAGGCACGCCCCGTTCGATGATGATCAGATCCGGCCAGAAAAGCCAGCGCGGGAAAAGTCGGGGAAACGGGTGGACGCTGTACCCGCGTTGGCTATGGCCGCGGCTGCGTGGCGTCGGACGTTCGCTGAACCGGTGAAGAAGAAGGGCTTGTTCGGCTTCTAGCCGCTTCGGTCGCCTTCGGGCGGATACGGCACACGTCGGCCCTGGGGTCGTACGTGCCATAGCCGCAGACGGGGCAGCGGCGGGTCATTGCGGCATCGCTTCCCGGCATGGCGCACACCACCACTCCAGACGGTCGACGGTGATGGGGCCGACCGTGGGGGTGTCACCGAACGCCTGAACGCGGGGAACCCAAACCTCTTCAAGCTGGTCCCGTAGCCGAGGTTCGCCGCAGCCGCCGCAGGGGATCGGTTTGCCGATCTGCTCGAGAAGGCCCCTGATCCACTCGCTCACCCTTCGGCCACCATGATTTGGATGGTGCGGAGCAGGGCCTGCTTGTCGGCGATCAGCTCGTCCAGCTCCTCCACCTCGGCGCGGGCGTCGAGCACCTCGGCGTGGTTATCCACGTATTCGGTGAGGAACGGCTCGATCACGTACTCGACGAGCGACAGGGCGAACGTGTTGCCGTGGATGGATGCTTTGGTGAGCGGCTGGCTTTCGATCCGTTTGCGAAGCAGGCCGGCCAGGGTCTTGCGGTCGTCGTTGTTGAGGATCATGTCGATCACTTCTCCTTCTCGTAGTCGGCGATCTGGATTCGGATTTGGCTCAACCGAAGGTCGAGCGTGTTGGCGATAAGCAGGATGGCCGCATTCCCCACCCCGGCCCGAGTTGGTGCAGTGGTGTGTCCGATGCCGGGGACGGTGACCTCCCAGTGGCGGCGTACGCGCCGAGCCCCCACCATGAACGGCTCCTCGCTGCGGCGAAGCGCCTCAAGGCGGGTCTCATGCTCGCGGATCTGCTCGTCGAACGCAGCTTTGCAAACGGAAGTGACGGACCACTTCTCACCGCGGGCCGCGCCGTTAGCGGCAATGGCTTCATTGACGCGCTTCCAGTAGCCGTCGGGGAACCGTCCGGCCTGTCGGCGCGGTGTTTCGCGGCCTGTCTTCTCTGCAACTTCGTCCATGACACCATGATGCCACGGTGTCTGTACACGTGTCAAGACTCCATGAAGGGGTGATGTGTGGCTATCGCGACCCCTCCACTGACAGACACCGTCGTGTCCCAATTCCGGCCGAAACCGGAGCCGCTCACACCCCGCTGGTGGGTGGACCGCCTCCACAAGGAACTCCGTACCCGGCTGCCGGACATCGAGCTGCACCGCCGCTACGCCCGAGGCGACCACGACGACCCCTCCGTTGAGGAAGTCGCCACCCGCACCTTCCAGCGGATCCTTGGCCTCACGAAAACCAACCTGTGCGGCCTGATCATCGACGCTGCTGCGGAACGGATGGGTGTCCAAGGGTTCCGGTTCGGCGACGACGACAAACAAGACACTGACGCCTGGATGATGTGGCAGGCGTCCAACTTCGACTGCGAGTCGGAGCTTCTCATCACCGCCGCGCTCGAGACTGGCCGCTCGTTCGTGATGGCCGAACCCCCGCGCGAGGGTGAGAAGTGGCCGCGGCTGTACACCGAAGACCCGTCGCAGATGATCATCGCCTACCCTTCCGGCCGCCGGCATGAACGTTTGGCGGCGTGGAAGGAATGGACGGACGAATGGACCGGCGAAATCCACGGCAACCTGTTCCTGCCGGACCGGATCTTCAAGCTGAAGGCGAAGACCAACGTCTATACGTTGGGAGGCACCCCGTCGACGACCGCCGCGCTGGATTGGCAGCTGCGTGACGACCAGACCGACTCGGAGATCAACCCGTTCGGTGAAGTCCCGGTCTGGGAGCTGCATAACCGTCCCGGCCTGCAGCCCGGCGTCGTCCGGTCGGAGATCGCGGATGTCCTGGGCGATCAGGACGCCTGCAACCACATCGCCCTGAACGCTTTGATGGCCGCCGAGTACGGCGCGTTCCGGCAAAAGTGGGTGACCGGCATGGCGGTGCCGATCGACCCGATCACCGGCAAACCCACCGCCCCCGTGAACGTCGCCTCCAACCGGCTCCTAGCCGCGGAGGATGAGAACGCCCGGTTCGGCACCTTCGACGCCACCCAACTCTCCCCGTATCTGGAGATGTACGCGGAGCGGGTGAAGCACATGGCTTCCGTCACCCGCACCCCACCGGTGATGATCTTGGGGTCGATGATCAACCTGTCCGCCGAGGCTTTGGCCTTGTCGGTGAACGGGCTGGTGCAGAAGGTGAAGCGGAAGATGCGGCACTACGAGCAGCCATTCGAGGACGCTTTACGCGCCTGCTTCCGGCTGATCGGCGATCCGCGCGGGAACCTGGTGGAGGCGGAAACAGTCTGGGTTGATCCGGAAGTCAGGTCCGCGTCGCAGCAGGCCGACGCCTCCGTGAAACTCGTCCAAGGCAACGTGTTGCAGCCGCAGACGGTGCAGGAGCTGTACCTCGGCCTGTCCGATGAGCAACGGCACCGGGACATGGCGTACATGCAGGAGAACCAGACGATCCCCGGCATGGCCGCCTTATTCGACACGCAAGAACCCGATCCGCGGTTGATGGGCGGCATGGGTGGCGCTGACAACGGCCGATAGGCAGCATTACAGCGGACAGCTGACCATCCGGTCCGCTCTGCTGCGGCAGCTGCTGGTGGCGTGGCGGGCGATGAACATCAACCAGCCGGATGAAGCGTTCATCGCCTGGGCTGACGCTGTGCTCCGCCTGATCGTGGCGCACCGCGCCTACTCCGCCGCACTGGCCAACCAGTACGTCCGGGCCGCCCGGGCCGCGGCCGGTATCCCCGGTTTACCCCCGGCGATCCCAGTCCCCCCGCTGGACGTGCAGAAAGCTCGGCAGGCGCTGGCCGCGACCGCGCTGGGCACAATCAAGTCCGCTCGAGCTCGCGCGATCCCCGCGGCGAAAATCTCGCAGCTGGGGTACACCAACTCCTCCGCCGCCGCGACCCGGCTGGCGTTGGATGCTGGCCGTGAAGTGGTGATCAGCTCAGTCGAGCAGGATCAGCGGGCGGTTCGGTGGATGCGCGTCACCAGTGGTAATCCGTGCGCGTTCTGCGCGGTGTTGGCGGCCGGCGGCGGCCGGTATCTGTCGGAGGAGACGGCGTCGTTCCATCCGCACGGCTCATGCCGGTGCACCGCGAAACCCGTGTACGACCGTGCGGAGACCCCACCGGAGCTGTCGCAGTCGTTCGCTCAAATGTGGGATGACGTCACAGTCGGCTTGAAGGGTAAGGAGGCGTTCAACGCCTTCCGCCGCGCCCACGAAGAGGCGTACGGGCTGTAGAAAACCCAAGGCCCCGGGTGTGACCCGAGGCCTTGAGGGTGGGAGGGGGGATGGCCCCCCACGGAACGCCTGTCATTGCGCCAAAGCAAAACGTCCCGACCACTGGTTGACCGCCAAGTCGCGGATTCACGAGCTGGCTGGCTCGCTCCAGGATCAACCCTCACCGGATCGGCCTGAGATGAACCTGTTGTCTTCCGCACCAGTGTGCGATCCGGCCCCCTACAGGTAGGGGCCCGTTTCTGCCACTCCCCGCCCGGGTGCCCCCAGGCGTTGGCCGAAAACTTACGGCCCCACAACCGCCCCGTCAACCCCAGATTTCCCGGCCGGATGCCGGGTTAGCAACACCACCCTGACCCGTGCCGCGACGGCCGGGTCTTTCTTTTTGGAGGACGCGATGTCCGAGAGCACCACCGAAACACAGCAGGCCGACGTTTCTGGCGACCAGGAGTCCGGCGAGCAGCAGGAGCAAGGGCAGCAGCAGACCGGCGAAGACCAGCTTGGGGACGCCGGGAAGAGAGCGATAGCGGCGGAACGCCAGTCGCGTCTTGCCGCTGAAAGTGAGGCCAAGCGCCTCCGCAAAGAGATGGACGGCCTCAAGAAAGCCCAGATGAGCGAGTCGGAACGGGCGATCGCCGAGGCGCGGGAAGCGGGTCGGCGCGAGGCGACCACCACGTACAGCAAGCAGCTTGCAGCCGCGGAGTTCCGCGCTGCCGCGAAAGAGCAGGGCGTCGACGTGAAAGACGTCCTCGACTACATCGACACCTCGAAGTTCATCAACGCCGACGACGGCTCCGTGGATTCACGGGCTGTGGAGACGGCGGTGACCAAGTTCGCGGCGAGCAGGCAGCCGGGGACCGCCAGCGACTTCAACGGCGGCACCCGCCAGCCGGTGAAGACCAACAACATGAACGACCTGATCCGGGGACAGCTCGGCATCAGGTAAGAACCCGCAGCTCCGCTCTCTCGGCGAGGCGTCGCTCGCGGAATCGTTTCTGCGCTTGACGCGCACAAGGTCGGCAGAACCGCGCACCCAAGCTATTGATGCCGGTGTTCTCCTCATTCCGAGGATGGCCAGCCTTGCACTCCTCGCCAGCCACTCGCCGCATGTTCTCGGCGTGTGTGACCACTTCAAGGTGGTCGGGGTTGGCGCACAACCGGGATGAACACAGCTCCTTCACGTGATCGAGCTCCATCCCATCCGGGATAGGCCCTCGCAGCTTCTCCCACACCACCCGGTGCACCACGCGGATCGTCCATTTGCCATCCACCACCTCAGCGACTGTGCCGTAGCCGTCCTTGTAACTGACAGCTCCGGGCCAGATCCAGCACCCGTCAGGGCTCTGGATGAGTCGAGGGAAGGCCCTGTCAAAAGCGGTTCGTATCGGCCGCGCCATGTCCCAACCCTATCATCCCGAAAAGGAAATAATCGTGCCTTACAATAACCTGATCTCCCGCACCGATGCCGGTGCGCTGATCCCCGAAGAGGTCTCGAACGAGATGCTTCGGTACGCCCCAAAACAGTCGGCGGCGCTGCAGATGTTCCGCCGGGTCCCGGTCGGCCGGGCTCAGGTCCGGTTCCCGGTCCTGTCAGCTCTGCCCGTCGCGTACTTCGTGACCGGTGACACGGGTCTGAAGCAGACCACTGAGATCAACTGGGCGAACAAGTTCCTCAACATCGAGGAAATCGCTGTCATCGTCCCGGTCCCGGACAATGTGATGGCCGACATCGACGCCAACATTTGGGATGAGGCTGTCCCGCTGCTGGTGGAGGCGTTTGGCCGCACCCTCGACGGTGCGATCTTCTTCGGCACCAACGCGCCCGGCTCGTACCCGTCGAACATCCTGACTGCTGCGAACGCTGCCGGCAACTCCGTCACTGAGGGTTCGACGGCCGCCAATGGCGCGTTCTTCGGCGACATCGACGCCACGATCGCCAAGTTGGAGGCGGACGGTTTCGACGCCACCGGCTTCATCGCATCCACCCGGGTGAAGGCGAAGCTCCGCACCTCCCGCGGCACCGACGGCAACCGCTTGGATCAGGGCCACACCAACGGGCCGCTGGACGAGCTCGACGGCTACCCGATCGCCTACCCGATGCGCGGCATGTGGCCGACCGGCGCCGGCACCGGTGTGCAGATGTTCGCTGGTGACTGGTCCCAGTTCGTCATCGGCGTCCGTCAGGACATCACCCTCAAGGTGAGCAACGAGGCTGTGATTCAGGACAACACCGGGGCGATCATGTACAACTCGTTCCAGCAGGACCTGACGTTCCTCCGGGTCACGTTCCGGGTCGGCTGGCAGGTCGCGAACACGATCAACAACGACGA